TATAATTTTTTTTACTTTACTAGAATAACTCATAGCAATAAATATCATTAACATTAAAAAAGGGGAGAACATCGTACCCCCCTTTCTTTTTTATTTATAAACCACTTTAAATATTTTCAAACGAAGCCCCTGTTGGTGTGATATAGAATGTAATATCGATAAATTCGAGAGATCTTGTAGGTTTAATGTAAATCTTACCTGTCAATTTATTTCTATCAATATCTTCAGGGTCAGATGAAACTGTAACTTTAAAGTCAAATAAACCTCGATCTCGTCTAATTGAGTCTAAGATAGGGTTGACTGCATTTAAGAAGTCTTGTCTAATTTGTGCGTCGTTTTGTTCAAACAATAATCTAACAGATACTGCTGAAATCAATTTACGAGCTTGAAGTAACAATCTTCTAACATTGATTCTGTCAAGAGCTGATTCTCTAACTTGTAGAGTTTTATTACCCCAAATTACGGTTCCTACATCTGTGTAAGTTGCAATTGGATTAATTCTACCAACATAAAGTATATCTCTATCTTCTTGAGTCAACTTTTTACGAGCCTTAATACAGTTAACAATACCACGGGTGTAACCTGCAGCTGCAAACCATGGAAATGCGATGTTATCTGTCAAAGCTAGGTTTTTTGTTACCTCAGCCGTTGGTGGAATATAGATTTGAGTGTTATTTACACTATCTCTTGTCAATACCCACGGATAGTAAGTTGCGGTATAGTTTGAGTCAATTCCTGTAGTGTCCAAATTATCGACAGCCTCAGTTGGGTAGATGAGTATATCTGTTCCAGAGTTAGGTGGTGTAAATAAATCACCATCAGGTGTAGTGCAAACATATAGTGAATCCGCCCTATCGAATTCAATCATTTGAATTGCATCTTCCACGAGATTACTGTTGTTTACATAATCAATACCTGGAGTTACAAATACATTGATGTTTGTCGCTTCAGGGTTTGCAAAAGTTTGTTGTCCTAGTAGATAGGCGTAGTAATCAGTATTTGCAAAGTTTTGTGTTCCGTCACCCAAAGAAATTTGTTTAAATGATCCCCAACCTGTTGCGTTCGGGTATCTTGTTGAAGGACATGCCCCTTTTAAATAACCTGATCTACCGATTTGAAATCTATCTTCGTTTGTCCTCCATTCTCTATAGATATCCCAACCATTAAATCCACCCTGAACTAATAAAGTAAATTTACGAGCAAACAGTCTATAATAGGAGTTTGTTGGTAATTCAGGTTCAGTAATAAATGAAGAGTTACCACATATGAATCTTGGATTTCCACTTGTTGAAAACTCAGGACCGATCGTTAAACCACTCGCATTTACATCCATATGGAAACCTGAAGAACGATAGTTAAAAGGAAGACCCTCAATATCACAAGAATTAATTGGGTTTCTCTTACCAATATATTCAAAGAAAGACGGATCCCATCCATAAGAATTAGAAATACCTAAGTAAGTTCTTCTGACATTATCTCCTGAACTAACAAGATTATTGTCATTACCTGATGACAAACCAAATGGAGGATTATAGATAACTTCTCCTGGAAAGTCATATTTACCTTTAATAATAGGAAAAGGAGATCGAGCTCCTGCGTAATTTTTAAAATTGAATCCGTTAAATCCACATGGTAAAGCGTCGATCGGTGCGTCCACTGACATTTCAACCATTACGTATTTAGAATTCAACATATATTCACCGTCCAAAGTTCCAATTTTGTTAGCAACAAAGTTGTTTTGACCTGGATCCATGGTGCAATTTGTAAATTTCTCCAATACCACAGGATTAGCATCTGTATCAAAATAGTCACGAATCAATACGTCGAACGTAAAACTATTATATGTTTGATTGACAATTGATATTTTTATCAAAGTATTTGCATTATCACCATCAGAAATTGTGTAGAATCTAAATAAGTCATATACCTTATTACCTCTTAATTCTGAAACAACAAAAGGGGAACTTGGAGTTTGCCATTTATCTAAATACCAACCGATTGAATTAGGATCTCCACTTTGTGCAGAATCTAATGAAATTAAATTTGGGTTTAAACCCTTGATATATCCTTTTCTCCATGAGAAGTTTAACCATGATTGGAAATTTTCTTCTGCAAATACTGGAACCTCAATTCTTGGTTTTTGAAAATTAGTAACACCAAACACCTTTGACCAATATTCAGGATCATTTTGAGTGAAAGAAGTTTCAAAAAAATATGATGTTCCAAACTTATCAACAACATTGATTCCAAAAGTTGAGTATGGATTTTTTTGAACCGCCGAGTATTGTCCTGTCATATTAAGTGTGACATCCGTAATTCCTGTAACAGAATAAGCAGGGTTAATAGAACTCACATAAGTTGCAACACCTCTTGATCGTAGTGTTCCTACAACCACATTATCATAATCACTGTAAGAAGTTCCTGTATAATAATAAACTTTTAACAATAAATTACCTGAATAACAATTAACAGGTAAAGTTGTTGTTGTGGTTGTGCTTGGTGTTGGAACAGGTGTCACACAAGGATTAGTCGTTGTAGTTGTTGTTGATGGAACTATTGTTGTAGTTGTTGTGATAGGGTTTAAAGTCAAACCTGAAACATAGGAAAAAAAAGAATATCCGCTATAATTAGTATTTCCTGTTGTGTTGAATAATGCGTAATACCAAGCATCATTCAAAGGAGATAATAGATTAGTGTCGTCTAAAGAAACTGCAGGAACACCAAATACGTTTGTAGATGCAGTCCAACCTGCATTTGTCAAAGTATCATAATCATTTGTTGGAATTGAACCAAAGTAAGAAATAAATTCGTCTTCGGCAACAAATGGGTTAGAATTGGTAATTACGTCAAAAATAAGACTTTGTATATCATCATCTAATGTCGAAGTTCCTCCGTTAAATTGTTCGTATTGTTGATATAAAATATCCTGAATTTCACTTGGGAAAGATGAAATATAAGAAATTGTCGATATATCATTATTACATCCTGTGAAAGGTATTGAATACACCTCATCATAATAATCCACACAAGTTGTTTCACAAGTTGCGGTGCTTGTTACAGAACTTAAACACCATAGACCAACTGTTGATGGATCTACGTTAGCTACAGTGGTTACCGACCAAGATGGACCAGCGTCATACCCTGATAAACCTAATATTCTTGTCACAAACAATTGATTTGATTGTTGTAAATATGCTTTAGCAATATACGCCGCCTCGTATTTAGGTATTGTTGTGTTAATAAATTTTTCAGGAGAAGTTCCCCCAAACACAGTTTGAAATTCGTCAAAATTTCTAATAAAGATCGGCTCAAATGCCGGACCTATCAATGTTTCCCCTACGATACCAAGTGTTGTTACACCGACACTTTGAGAGACAAAACTTAAGTCAACCTCAGAGGTGTAAACACCTGGAGAAACAAAAACTTTACTGTTAGTTGCCATGTCAAGTATTATTTTTAAATTATTTATTTTTCTATAAATACTTAATAAAACACCAAAAACTTTACATCTACAAAACTATTTATATTATGGTATGATTTTATTCTGCCTTTTTTCTGCCAACCCTATGGAAGACAACAAGAAGATAAAAAATTTAAAAATAGACTCCAAAGTTCATGAAGTACTAAAAAAGTATTGTGATAAGAGGGGAATTAAAATGTATAGATTTTTGGAATCACTAATATTGGAAAAGTGTAAAGAAAAAAAAGATATATACGGAGAAGATTAGATTAACTTTTGAGAAAAAATTAATTCAGGTATCTCCAATCCAATTCCACCAACAATCTCAATTTGTAGAATGTCATTTGTATTAATTTGAATTAAATTAACATTGTCGCCATAATATTCATTATTGATATAAACAGAATAAGAATCGACATTAGTTGATTGAGTAAAATACAAATTACAAGTATATTCAAAATTATATTCCTCAGATGTGGATCCGTTAAGATATTTTAAAACAATTTGTTCCAATTCAACTGGTTGTCTTTTTTTCTGTGGTCGTTTAATATTTCTTTGATCAACCTCTATCACGGTTAAAGTTCGTGAAATCGCAGGGCTTACCTCAAACTCATTTTCATCAATCAAAAATCCCATCATGGTAAAATCATATTTTTGAACATAGTATTTTCTTTTTTCTAAGTCCATTGAAGACTCGTCCGTAAAACCATCGTTGATGATTGGAATATAATGCCCATTGATTGTTTGATATGATTGTCGTGAAGCAAAAGTTTCCATTACCCTTTGATTTAATGTATTAACCTCTCTCATTCTATTACAAACAATGGCAACTGAATATTTTAAATCAATTGGAATTGGTTGTGGGATTTTATATATATCTGAACCTACAACATTTCCGTTCCATGTTGGAACTTCCATATAATAATACATTCTTCTATTAGGAATATTATACATTACAGCAGGATTGTTTCCGTATTTTACTTCAGGACTTCTAATAACCGTAATGAATGGTGGTTCTAAGTTTTTATCAATATTTTGAAAATCCCAAGTTTCAACAAACTGAGACCAATTTTGTGTTGTAACCAAAATATCTACCACAGGTATATTAACTCCCTCGGAACTTATTTTAAATTTTTCTTTTACAAAATCTAAGAACCCACGATCCAAATCTGCATGAAGTAATGACTTAGGGAGATACGTTCCGTCCTTTGTAATCATATCTTTGATTTGTTCCCGTCTTGGTAAAAGAGTTTCGGGGTGGTTTAAAGGTAATGTCGGTTTAACAGGTATTTTTTTTGGTAACGCCATTTTTACTTATTGAAATTTTTATAACCTTGTTTTAATTTATCATTAAAATGGCCTGAAATTAAAATTGTGATTTCATGCCAATTAGATTTTACTTTTGGGTGGTATTGTTCCAATAACTGTGTAATCAAACCAATAATTATTGACTCATTAATTTCAAAATTTTTTGGCTTATTATATAAATCTTTCGCCGTTTTAATTGCACGATATAGATACTTTTTAAGAACTTGTAATCGTCTTAATAATTGTATTTGAGATTCTGTAATTATTATTTTCATTATAACCCTCTAAATTCATTTGGTCCAACAGGAGCTGCGATTATTGTTCTATAAAAAGGTTTAAATCCTTTATATGTATGTTTTGTGTCTGACACAACACGTCCATCATTTACAACTGTATAATAACGAACAAAGTTTTCACTATCGTAATATCCTACATAATCACCAAAGTCGATATCAATTTGTAAGTCTTGTAAAGTTTTTAAATAAACAGATATTGTAATATTTCCTGGCTCGAACTGATCCATCTTTGTGGACCCAACCATTTTATTTTCAGGGGAGGCAATTGTAATTTGAGCATTAAACTCAACGGGAGGAAGGAATTTTATTCCATCGCTCACAACCTCACCATAAACATCATCGGTTTTAATTTTGTTTCTATCTATTTTGTATAAAACACAAGTATAGTTCATATCTCCGATCAACCACTCTTGACCCATACCGATTTCCAATTCGAAATCACGATCTCCAAAAAATTTACCTAACCTTGTTATTGGAACATTATTTTTCATTTGGGTGTTTTATTGATAAATATTCATTTTATTGTTATTTTTAGTAAAAGACTTGAATTGGATAATATATCGTCTTTAGTTGAACACAAAGCTCTTGAACTACTTGATTCTTATAGTGGT